AGCTGTTATTTTGTAATAGAGTTTGGAATATTTGTTATTAAGCATAATAGTATTTATACATAATATCATATTCCATTAAATTTAGTTACAAAAAAGGGCGCCGAAGCGCCCAATTTTGTTTGTGAAATTACTTTCAAATACACTCGTAAGTGCTTGATTTCATTGAAACGTAAGGTTCTGAACGGCTATTTCCCCAACATAGTCAGCAGCATTACCGAATGATGATGCTGTGTTAGTTAGTTCGATATAACCGTAACGAGTCATAAAGCTAACTACTGGCTCGAATGTTGATGGATCTAGAACAACACCACTGCTCATTAGAGGAATATATGGGCAATAGAAAGCTGCCGCATCTGTCTCTGATGAACCTTTGTAACCTACTAGTACTGGAGTTGTATCAGGTGCATATGAGTCAACGAAAACACGCATTGCGCCGTTTAGTGTACCGACGAATTTTGTGTTTGTTGGTGCTTCAAATGTACCTTCAGTTGTACGAGCAAATGCTGATGTTGTTGCTGACTGTAGAACAGTTAGCGCAGCACTTGATACAACTGCCCAGTTACCTGCGCCACGGCGTGTACGCTGTGCGATCAAGTTAGCAACACGATTGATTAGAACTGCTAGAGCAGCATGTTCGTCACCAACATATGTAGCTGTACCTGAAACGGTAGCTTGGTTATATGTGAACTCTGTTGTTGCTAGAGTGCGTAGTGATAATAGAATCTCTTGGTCGATCTCAGCAGTAATTTCTTGTGCTAGAGCGGCCATAATTTCTGCTTCAACGTCGATGCCATGTTGTGATTGAGCATCTTGTGCAGCTTCGAATGTCCAACGAGCTTGTAGCTTGCGTGACTTAGCTTCGACAGCCTGACGTAGAATCTGAACGCTGATCTGCTTACCGCCGTTACCTTCTAAGCTAGCTGTTGGTGCAGCAGTGTAGCTATTAGAGGTACCATCAGCTTGAGGTGTACGAGAATACGCCTGAGCAATTTTGAATGGGCTTAGAGCTTCTTCACCTGCTACTACTGAAGTTTGTGCTGCTGAGTTATCTTGCAATGACTGAGCATAACGAACACGCAGAGTATGAATCTGACCAACTGGACCTGTCATTGGCTGAACGCCTACCAATTCGTTAGCGATAACGGTTGGCATGACACGACGGATAACTGGAAGAATAACGCGATTTAGAGTTGCGATATTACCAGCAGTAGTTGTACCGGCTGAGCTTTCAGCTAGTAGTTGTTTTTTGGTGTTTTCTAAAATAACACCCATTGTTGAGCGGCGTGTGCCTTTTAAGCCTTCAAGCAGAGCTTCTTTGGTCTCGCCCCAACGGCTTTCTAATAAAACTTTAGACATTATAATTATCTCCTTTTTTGTCTTTAAATCAAAGCCCTGCCAGACGCTTGATGTCGATAACATTGTCTCGTTCTTCGACTTCAACTTCGACTTTCTTGGCAGATTTATTACCAGTAAATTCACTAACACTTTCAGAAACCATAGCCTTTTGAGCTTTCTTTTCGCTGCCTGTGTTTAGAACTGCTGGCAAATACTTGTCGAAAGCGGCTTGCAATTTTGGTGTTTGCACGCTTTCTAGTAGGTTCTGCATTATACTAGCCTTTTCAACATTTAGTGTGGATAATAAATCACCCATTACTTTTTCGCGTTGTGTTGACTCTTTAATAATGCGAACTTCGCGTTCTTTTGTTTCGACCAATTTTTGTTTTTGATCGATAACTTTTTTAGCTTCCGCTAATTTTTGATCCTTGTGTACTAATGCTTGCATTAGTTTACGAGTTTCAGCTTTTTCATTCAAATGCGTACTTGAGAACTCGCCCGCAAATGCCTCAAATAGACGACGACCAAAGCTGTTCTCACGAGCAACTTTAATATCTTCTTTTAATTGGTTTAACTCGCCTTTTAGATGAGTAGTAACGACAGCATTCATTCTCTTAGCACTTTCAGCAACAAATCTTGCTTTTAATGCTTCAAGTTGTTTGCGACCTTCGGCAACTAGTTTAACCTTAGCTTCAACCACTGCTTGCTTGTCTTGTGCGAATTCTTTAATTTCGCGTGCAAGAGCATGAACAATAAATTGTTCTAGTTTTTGCTGAGATTCTTTTTGAATTTTACGATCAGAGCGTAATTCTTTGATTTCTTCGGCTAGTTTTGTAACCATAAATTCATTGAACTTAGTTGCGCTTTCGCGTAACTTTACTTGTGCCTGAACGCGCTCTTCATTAATTGCTTGCTTTTCGGATTGAAATTCTTCAATTTCAGTCTGTAGGCTTTCTGTTACCATTCTATCTAGAGCTTCAACCATTACTGTACGATCATGTTCATACTTTTGTGCGAACTCCTCACGAAGCTCCGCACGTACTTGTTCACGGGCTTCAGTCAACTTTTGCTCCCAAGCTTCATTTAAAGCTTGACCAACATCTTCGTTGATTAACCCACTATCAAGTAACGGTTTGATTGCATCTAGCATATTACTTTCCCCTTATTTTATTTTAAGATCCTTAATGAGGCGAATTACTTCCTCACGCAGGAACTTTTCTACTTTTTTGTTGCCCTGAGCTTCTTTTGCTACCTGTAGCGTTTTATGTCCGTATTTCATATTCATCATACCCTCATAAATCGCTTTAGGATACGCATTAGGGGCGCTAGGTTGAGCAACAATATCCACAGTGACTATTTCAAATTCACTGACGCGGCCATCTAGATCGTTAACATTACCACTGCCTCGACTAGATACGCCTAGTTTGACACCACTCTCCAACATAGTAGAAACTAATTGTCCCATTGGAGTTGGCAGAATTTTTAGTTTTCCAAAACCATTTGGACCGTCCATCCACATACTTTGAATCATATGTGATACACGGTCCAAATTAATTTTAAGATCATCTGGGTGATCTACTTCACCCAGAACTGAATAACCTTCTGAAATCTGTTTATTCAGAGTGTCAACAGCAGTTTCGATTTCAGAAACGGGGTAAACACGCTCATTTGCATTTTTAACCCCTCCCTGAATGAAGATACCCTTCATATAAAGGCTCTTCAAACTACCTTCACCTTCTTTTACCGATTCTACAACCATGCCGGCTCGATCAAAAGTTAGGTGCTCTTTGAGATACAAAGCCATTGCTCTCAGATTCCTTAAATTCTACGCTTCGCTGGCTTGCGTGATTCTGCAACTGGACTACGAACTTTACCTGCTTCGTCTTTAGTTACTGGCTTAGGTGTAGATTCACCTTTTTCGCTAAAGTTGTTTTGTGCAGGTGCATTCTTGAATTTACCAGCATCTTTAACTTCACCTTGGCTTTTTGCGTATAAATTGCTTGGTCCTTTTGGTCCTCTAGGATCAGCTTCAGCAGCACCTGAGAATTTTACAGGCTTGCTATCCATTCCAGCTTGACCACTGTTCTGTGAGCTAGGGCTCTTTGTTTGAACACCATTATCGCCATGTGTTACAGAAACTTTTTGTAGTTGCACAGCTTCCATAACTTCTTCGTCGCCAACTTCCATGTCCATTTCGTCGTCGCCATCTTCGTCGCCAACTTCCATGTCCATATCCATATCCATATCTTCGCCTTCACCGCCCATGATTTCTTCAAACTCAGCCATCAACTGGTCTAATTTATCTTCTAGGTCTACTACGCGATCTTCTAGCTCCTCGCCGCCCATGTCATCTTCGTCTTCTTCGTCTGATGACATTTCTACTTCATCATCCATGTCGATGTCCATGTCGTCTTCATCTTCTTCATTCATACCGCCTGATTCTTCGGCATTGATTTCGTCCAAAAGACCGCCTACTTGGTCGCCCATGCCTTCGTCCATTTCATCTGACATCATTGACTCGTAAATCTCACGAGATTTTTCTACAACGATGTCATGAAATAACTCACGCGCTTGATCTTCATCCTCATTGATAATCAATTCAATAAGTTGTTCAAATTTTTTGTTGTCCATATATAATTCTCCTGAATAGATGGCTTTGTAATAACTATTTAGACTATAGTATTAAAAACCACGCATTAAGTATAGTTTTTTTGCGTTTTTAGGCAAAAACTATAATTTTATCTTCATTGCGAAGATTATAGAGAAGGAGCAGCGCCTTCGGCAGCAGATTGAGCGCCGTATTGATCGTGAACTTTTTTTATGTAATTTTGCTTTTCGTAATTCCTAACATCTAACATTTTTCTTAATTTACGAATTTGTTTTAATGTTAGTTTAGTTTTACGGGATTCGCGCCAGCGTGGCTTACTATTGTCTGATTCGACATCTTGGTAGCCATTAATTGGCGCATCAAACATTTCCATAAGCTTCATACTTTTATTTATCTTATATTTGACCAGGTGCTGCTTG